TCTTCACGTAGATTTGATTCCACTTCTTCATGTAGTTGCTTAACTTTAGAGTCCCAAGCTTCTTGTAATTGGCTTGTTACTTCCTCAGATAAAACCTCAGTGCCGAATAGTTCTTTTAATGTGCTCATCTTATTCCCCTTACTTGTTCAAGTTGGTGATGAACCTAAGAACCTCTTCCTGGAGGTATCTCTGTGCTTTTGGATCATGTCTTACTGCGCTTGCTACGTCTAATAAGGCGTGGCGTCTACGATCGTGCATTACACGTTCATAGATTGCTTTAGGATATGCTGCCGGAGCACTAGGTTGTGCCACGATGTCTACCGTGACAATTTCGAAATCAGTAACGCCACCAGATTCGTTGACGTTACCTGATCCTCTGCTACTTACGCCAAGTTTAACACCGCTCTCTAAAAGAGTCTTTACAATGTTACCCATTGGGGTTGGTAGAATTTTTAGTTTTCCTATACCGTTGTTTTCAGTCATGTACATGTTTGTAATCATGTGACTTACACGGTCTAAGTTAACTTGTAGGTCATCAGGGTGATCGGCTTCGCCTAACACTGAATAACCATTTTTAATTTTTTCAGCAATGTTACTACATGCTCTAGCGATCTCATTCACGGGGTAAACTCTTTGGTTTTGATTTTTAACACCGCCTTGAATGAATATGCCTTCCATGTAGAGGTCCTTGCCGCCACTCTGATTTTCCACAAGTTGAGTGCGGATACCAGCTTGGTCGTATGTAAGAGCTTCTACTAATGGTAAGGCCATTATATTACTTCGCTACAGGACTAGTTTTGTTGGCTGCTGTATCGCTGTTCATTTTAGGAACTGCAACTGTTTTTGGGGCCGGAGCCTTAGCATTACCAACTTTGTTTACGTTACCAGCATTGTCTTCTTTAGGACTTCCTACTGTTCCGCCTGCTGTATTACCATCATTAATTTTAACTGCTGAAGCACCATTAGCACTGATTTTAGAACCAGAACTTACCGGGCTTTTAGAGTTTTGTTTTGGATCAACAACTTCAGGACCTGCATTACGTGCTGGTTGTGTTGAAACTGCTTTAGGCATTACACCTTCACCGAAAGCACGGAAACTTTCTTCTGTTGGCATGTCAGCATCCATTGCAGGTTGATCAGCTGGCATGTCAGCATCCATTGCAGGTTGATCAGCTGGCATGTCACCTCCTTGTGAACCCATAATTTCAGCGAAAATAGCTTTTAATTCGTCAATAGCGTCATCTGCTTTTTGTAGCAAATCGCCTTCGGCAGCTGGCATTTCATCGCCCATGGCCAAGTCAGCAGTTGCTTCTGGCTCTGTTGGCTCTTCAGCGGACATTGGGTCTTCTTCACCTTCTTCGTCGGCTTCGCTGAATAGACGTTCGTCTTCTAGATCAGTTTCGTCAGCAATGATTTCTTCTTCGAAGTCATGAGCAGGGTTGCCGCCAATACCTTCTTCAAGATCTGCTTCTTCGTCTTCTTCTAGTTGTTCGTCGAAAGAACTTAGTTCTTCATAAATTGATTTACCTTTTTGAACAAAGAACTGATGTAGCAAATCGCTTGCACGGTCATCTTCTTTATTAATCAAGGCTTCTAATACCTGCTCTAATGTATGTTTAGACATTGTGTTTCTCCTTTTGGCCAAAGTAATTTAGTCTGTAACATATTTACAGATTTATTACAATAGAATGCTAAAATAGAGTTAAAAACGTAGTTTTCTATTAGAAAATTGAGTTAAGTATAGAAAGATCATTCCATTGCTGGAGGTCTTGCGTAAATCTTCTTATAAAGATCTTTTCTTGATTCCATTTCAAGTTTACGAATTTCACGCATTTTTCGTAATTTTCCCAAGTGCTCAAGTGTTAGTCTAGGACGGCGTGTGTCTGTTTTATTGGACTGCTCAAGTTCATTTTTAGTAGGATCAACAATCCCATCTTCTTGTTTTACTTCAAATAATTTCATCGTACTGCTCCTGGTGCTGGTGGTGCGCCACCTGGGGCGGGTGCTGGTGCTCCGCCTAACGGACTTGATTGACCTGTTGCTTCTGCTCCTGGTTCAGCTTGGCCTTCTTGTCCTAGTTGATCTATTTGTCCAAAATCTTCCTCAGTCGGACGCTGTACTCCTAATCCAGTTAAGTCGCCTGCTGCCATGTTTGGTTCTCCTGGATTCATTAATCCTTCTCCGCCTTCTGGATTTTCCTCTAACCATTTTGCTTCGTTTTCTACAATCTCTTCGTCTGTTAAACCAAGATATTTCTTTAGTGCAAAACGTCTACTGATATATGCTACTTCGGCCAACTGTCCAAATACTGCGGCTCTAGCATTATTAACTTCAATTTCACGATACTCACTAAAGCTCTGTGGTGGTAAGAAACTAAGTTTAAATGTACTAGAATCTAGTTCGATACCTTTATGTTTTAAGAACATTTTAAATTCTTTATCTAAAGGATTTACTACTAGATTCTGCAATCGTTGACAATACTTGTTAAAGCGATATTCTTGAATAAACGCTGTACCTACTCTGCCATCATTATATACTGCTGTGCCATCATCTGGACCTGTGGGCATATAACTGCTGGGAATACGCATTGCTCGCATTAGCTTGTTGGTAAAATATTTCAAGTCATCAATTTGACCTAGGTTGTCGCCGCCTGGTAATACTTCAACTTTACTGCCACGACCTTCTGCTGTCTGTGCAAAGAAGTAGTCTTCTAACATACTTAATGGGTTATAGCTGGCATCCATGATGCTGGTACCGCCACCTGTGCGACTTGGCATACGACGTTGGTGGATTTCATTCTTTACACGCTCAACAAAGCTCATAGCCATGTTAGCTGGCATGTTACCTACGTCAATGTAGAATACACGACGTTCTGGCGCACGTTGTACACGATAGATAATAATACTGTCTTCTAACAATGATTTTTGTTGAAATACTTTATACACTGATTCTAGAATACTTGTACCAAATGGATAGTTAGTATCCATGCCTTCGCTTAGACTTAAATGCACTATGTGACTGGCATCTACTGCTGTTTCTACATTGTTTGTATTGGTATTACTACCGCTGTTTGCACTGGCAAATTGTGTAAAAGCACTCTTATTGAACTGAGTAGGACCATAATTTTGATCCGCAATTAACGGATTTGTAGCTACTTTTTCATTAATATCAAGGCTTAAATTCTTAATAATATACTGTTCTACTTCGCGGCCTTTGGCTTGGTTAATAATAATTTTACTAACGTCTTGACTGTCTACATACAGTAATTCGTAGGTTTCTGGATCACGAATAAAGAATCCATCGCCATACTTAACCACGTTACGCATCATACGCCATACACGTTTATTCCAGTCATTGATCATTGACCATTGACGTAGACTGCGAGTTAATACATTTACTTCTGCTTCTGTGGGTTCGTTAAAGTGTTCGATGCTAAAAGGCAAATTGCTTTCGTAATCGAATTGTGTGCAGAACTCTGCTACTGTGTCAAGGGCGGCATTAACTTCACTGTCTTGATCCATAATTTCATATTGCATATAACGCTCAACACGATTTGGTGTTCCTGCGTATACGTCTTTTAGCCAACTGCTAAATTTACTACTACTGCCGTTGTGGTTTCCAGTGGCAACTTTTGATCGTGCTACTTCATTGGCTGTTTGTGGTATCTGAAAGTGCTTACGCCATGACATATTGTTTATTCATCCTAATGTAGTATTTATTACATATTTCACTGAGCGCCATACTGTAAGTTAGATAGTTGTCTATTACCCGTCTCTTGAACTGACACTTGTCTTGCCGAAATAGCATTGCCATAACCAATATCTTCACGTAATTGACGTAATTCTCGAGCCATTGCTTTTTGTTCATCTAGACTTTGACTCTGATACCTATTTGATTCATTTACAGCATCTGCATCTGCATCTGCTAGTCCATTTGCACTTTCACTCTTTTGATATTCACTGAATGCTGTAGATATTCCTCCAATAAGAGCTCCACCTATTGCACCCACAGCGGCTCCGCCTGGACCGAATAAACTGCCTAGCATTGCTCCGGTACTTGCTCCGGATAATGCTCCGCTAGCCGTACTTGCCACTGCTCCGGCAGTCTCGTATCCATTTTCTTTTAGTGCATTTGCTCCAGAATCTAATACGGCACTACCTAACCATGAGCCTACAGTAAACTTACCGCTGCCTAATGCCCCACCTATTTTTGATTCACCAAACTTTCCAACAGCATTACTAGCCGAGCTATATAAACCACCTAATTTGTTACCTGCTTTATAAGTAGCAGTTTGTTTTAAGGCTGCTTCTTGTGCATTTATGGATCCTAATGCTTCTGCAGAAGACATACCAGGATTTGCCTTTTTTAACTCTGCCGCTTGTTCTATTTTTCGTCTCGTCTCGTCCGCACGATCTCTTGCTTTATTAATTTCTTCTGCTCTTCGACGTGCTGTATTACCTTCAATTTTTGAAGTATCAATTCTTCCCGTTTTTCCTCGACTGTCGGGTCCACCGCCCAAGCCGCCCAAGCCGCCCAATCCACCACTTAATGTTCCACCAGGAGTTGCCAGTGTCGCTTGTAATTTTTTAAATACTCCATCTAAAGAAGTAGTAGTTCCTGTTAAATTTTTAAGTACACTTGTTAAAAGATCATAACCAGTTTTAGCAACAAGGAGTGCAGATGCTACACCACCGACTACAGCAATTAACGATCCTGCTCCAGTGCCGCCTAAAACAGTTCCTAACTTAGCAAATGGTGTTAATAAGAATCCTAGTACATCCACAAACGTAGTTAATGTTTTGATAAACGTATCCCATGGGATTCCATTTATTAATTTCAAGAACGGTATCGATAACGCCATTATGTTGGCTTTGAATTGATTCATTGCCGTATTAAATTCTTGAGCAGCCTTATCTTCTTTTCTACGTTGCTCGCCAGCGGCACTATTATAATATTCTACTTCCTGTGCCATTGACAAGAACTGTTTAGCACTATCCCCTAATGGGCCGCCTAACTCTGACATCATACGGATCTCGCCACCACGAGTTTTCATTTCTTGTTTGATCGTGTCAGATAAACGTTGTCTATCCTCATCAGTCATTTGCTCGCCAGATTTAGCTTTCAATGCAAGCCTGTTCATTTCATTATATGTACTTTGACTTGCTAAAGCCATATTCTTACCAGTGTCATTGATAATCATTGGCAAGCCAGCAAGAGCAGGGCCTAATGTATCTCGGGCAATTTTATCGCCTTCTTTTCCAAACAATGCACTAAAGTTAGCGGCATAACTGTTTAGAGATTTTGCTACATCTGCTCCGCCAGTTTTAATATCTCTAACAAAACTACTTACTAATGGATCTTGCGCTAACTTAACAGCAGCCTGTGACATTTCCAAAACACTTTTACCTGTTTGATTAGCCAGTGTATCTAATTCTTTTGCTAGTGCTCTAGAATTATTAGTAACTACTTCAACAGCAGCTTTGCCTTTGAATCCTTGAGCCACAGCTACTTTAGTTTGTTGAGCAACAAACATCGCCATCTGCTCATTACTCAATCCAAGATTACCTACTCCAGCAGTAGCAACACGTACACTACTAATCAATGCTCCAAAGTTTTTAGCACCGTCGGTGGCACCTTCTCCTAGACTAGCAAAGCCACCACCACTTTCTTCTAGTGCTTTTGAAAATGCACCTAAACTAACACCACCTGTTTTGGCGGCAATAGCAAAGTCCATGATGCCGCCACTGATACCACGCTGTAATCCTAGTTGTAATTGATCAGCATATCCGCTTAATGCACCTAATAATGTACCAACACCGGTTGTTAATAATGTTAGTCTTGTTGTAACTCCGTAGCCTGCTGACGCTAAATTACCTTTAAAGAATTCTGTGGTTTTGGTTAAATCTCTAAACTTTTTGTCTAATTCTTGGGAACTTTTATATCGTTCTTCTTCGAGATCAATGCCTTTTTCAATTTGTTTATTTTTATCTTTGAGTAAAGCTACTTCTTCTTTTTCTTCTTTTGTCGGGCCAGCAGTATCTGCGCCCGCTTTTTTAGCCAATGCTTCAGTTAAAGAAATTAATTTCTTTAATTGGCTGTAACTAGCTAGTCCGTCAAGAGAGAACTCAAAGCTCGAGTCGCCTTGTATTCGTCCATAACCTTTTTGTGATTCTGCCATTAAATATGTATATAAATAAAGAGTAATTTCCTTATACACTATTTAGTTGGAGAAAAAAATGGAAAATCGTATCAATCCTTTAAAACAATATTTTAGAAAGCCTGGAATATGGATTAAGTTGCCTAGCCAAGGTAATTTTTACAAAGACAAGCCCACAGACTTAAATGACATGGGCGAAATTCCAATCTATCCGTTGACAGCCAAAGATGAGTTAATGTTAAAGAATGCTGACGCTTTATTAAATGGTAGTGCGATAACACAAATGATCAATAGTTGTGCTCCTACTATTGTAGATCCTATGTTAATGCCAGCCGTTGACTTAGATGCTATTTTAGTAGCCATTAAAAGATGTACATACGGTGACACACAAGATGTAACTTGTACATGTCCAGAATGTGAAACAGCCAACGAAGTTTCTCTTAACTTAAATCAAATTATCAGCAGTATTAAAGCAGTCGAAAAATTAGAACCTATCGTATTTGACAGCGGCCTATCTGTGTTTATTAAACCAGTAACTGTTAATAATTTACTGAGTTTAAACTGGGTTCAATTCGAACAAGTTAGAAACATTCAAATAGCAGAACAAAATAACATAGACGAAACTGCTAAAGTTAACTTAATGCAACGTAGCTTTCAATTGTTAACTGAAAAGAACATTGAAATAGTTAGCAGTTGTATTGATACTGTATTATTACCAGACGGTGTTACTGTAACTGATCAACAAGATATCAAAGATTGGATTAATGATCTAAGTAAGCCGGACTTTACTAAAATTGAAGATTCTATTATGATTACCAGCAACATGGGTATAAGCAAAGAATTTGATGTAACCTGTAAAAATTGCAATCACGAGTTTAAATCAAGTTTAGACTTAAACCCAACAACTTTTTTCGCATAAGGCTTTTATCCTTAAAGTCCGGCCCGGACATTCTAAAGTACTTAGATAGTTTAGATAAAGAATCAAAAGCCATAACAGAAGATATTATTACTATGGCAATATACTCAGGACAGAGTTATAATGATCTATGGAATATTAGCTTTGAAGAGAAGAAGATATTCCTTAAAGTACTCAAGGATAAAATCAGTCTAGATCGCGGCATTAAGCCAAAGACTACATTAACACAAGAGATGATTTAAGTTGTTCGTAGAACAACAAGATTTACCTTTTACTTACAGTAAAACACAAATCTTAGAATTCTTTTTATTAACATTCATCACTATTATTAATTGTACTTCTTAGATATACTTGTCAAGGTTTTGCAGTCGTACTTCGCCCTGTTAAGGACGAAAAGTAAAAATTGGAAAATCCTGTCGGAGGCCCATTATCGTAATCTACTACTACAACTATCTCTAGCAAAGGCGGTTACGCTGTACCTTTTTATGTAGCTCTTCTATATAACGCAAAATCAAATAGCCAATAGATAAACACATTGATTCATGTAGGTTGCAATGACTCAGCAGAGCCTACTCATTTTGGTCATACTATACATTTGCCAACACGTTTCATACCTTGTGTTGCGTCCTGTTAAGGATAGTGGCAATCATGTCTCTGCTACTGCTCAGATGTTCCTTCCCTGCGACACGGAGTCCAGTTATTGGGTACCTAGTTTAACTTGCCGGTACAGGCATTATCAGTAGTGTCTTTGTGGCTGTTGCCAATTTAAATTCTGTTTATGATATGTGATCCGTGGACGCGAACGGATATTTGGCCATTGTAGTAATCTGTTGTTTCAAGAACTTTTCTATCGAATTGTTCTTTTGCTTCTAAGTATGAAGTATGAGCCTTGGATGTGCAGTAGTGTAAAACTTCACGAGTGAAATTTTCTTTGCCTAGTGTGGTAACGTCTTTAGATAATTCATCACTACTCCCGTAGTAATCTCTCCAGTCAGAATCGACCTTTGAACGAATCTTCTTTTTCTTTTTGATGCCATTTTTTTGCTTGACAACTTTATAGGATGTCTTTGCAAACTTTGCCAATTTTTTGCCTATGTATTTGCGGCCTGTGACTGAGTTAGTAATGAGATAAACAAAACCAACACAGTCCTCAGGAAGTTCTTCTATTAAATTACCTTGATAAAGCCATGTCATCAGTTTTTATTTAACTGACAACGCCGCTTTCTCTTCAGTGATTTCTTTACGACGTTGTTTAACAAGTTTGGAAACTTCTTGCAATGCCTTACGAGCACGGCCAGCGGCTGCTTTGACTTTCTTAGTCGTGAACTTTTCGTTTTCTTCAATATACAATTGAAATTGTCGAACAAGTTCTTCTTGTGTATTTACCGGAGTTGTATTTTCTTCTGTCATTGTTGTTTTCCTTTTAAAAATTCGATTAAATTACTATAATTTTTTATAGTCTCAGCTTCATGATCTTCGATGTCAATACCAAAGTCATCTTCGATTTTCATAATTAGTTCAACAGTTTGTAAACTATCAAAACCTAACTCTAACCAAGACTGGGCACTAATAATTTCTTCATTAGACTTTTCGCATTCTTTTTGAATTGCGGCTAATACTTTTTGTTCTATTTCCATGTTAAGCCTCTACCATTTCTATATCTGTATTGAATGTTGTAAAGCCATTCTCTTTTACTACTTGTAGTATGTTATTTACACGCCCGACCAGTTCATCTCGGTGGCTGATCAAGAAGATATTCTTCCGATTTTCTCTAGCCATCTTTTTAAGAATACCCAAACTGTTATCAACACCATTGGCGTCCATACCACTGTCAATCATTTCGTCGATGAACAACAAATTGATTGGCCTATTTAAACTTTCATAGACATCTCGGAATGCCCACGACAAGCCTAAAATAAGTCTATTACGTTCACCTCGACTCAAGTTATCAAAGTCAAACTCTTGTCCAAG